ATAACGGGGGAAATAAACCTCGCGTTGCTATTAGTGTTTACCGCAATGACAGGCGTACCCGGATTAGCGCACGTGCTATCTCTAATCAGGAATTCGCCTATCGTCTTACAGTCACCTTCACCTCAGCAGCAATCACAGGAATTGGAATCGGACAATGCCTCGTTAAATTCATTGGGGGATAGTGATGTCCGATAGAGAAAAGAAAATACGGGTAATACAGATTAGCCCTAAGCAGTTGTGGATGGCTGTAGTTCTCGTATTCCTAAGCGTTGGAGGAATGGTCGGCACCTCAATAGGTTATACCAATTATGGCATCAGGAATAGTAATCAAGCATGGTGCGACATGTTCGAAGATCTACGAAAGCCTGCACCTAATGCCGCACCTGAGGCAGTCGGATTCGCAGCGAAAATAGACCGCATCGCTCGTAAGTACCATTGCTAACTAACCTAACTGAATAGTCCTCTATGTGTCAGCCGTAGAAAGCAATCGGGAGTAGGGGTTATGAGTATCATGTACGCGACGCGTGAGCAAGTTGCGCAGTCGCCGGAAGTACTTGAATCTGCGCATGCAAATCGTATGATCGATTCTAAGATTCGCGCTGCATCGCGTTCAGCGGAGGGTTTCCTACACCGTAGGTTCTACCCTGAGCAGCGCACCATTAGGGTTGATTGGCCCAACAATAGCCATTCCCCATCGTGGGAGGTAGACCTAGGAGACCAGGAAATGGTCTCTGCCAGTGCGGTTACCTCAGGCGGCGTAGTAATCACATCCAATGTGCTTCTGCGTAGATGGGATGACTTAGCCGAACCACCCTACCAGCGTCTAGCGATTGACTTGACGTCCGACGCTGCATTCTCTGCGGGTAATTCTTGGCAGCGATCGCTCTCAATTGCTGGTGTGTTTGGCTATAGCGATACATCTACTAGCCTTGCTGGCGCACTCCTAAGCGGCGGTATCAATTCTAGCGTAACGGTATGCACTCTCACACCTTCCAGTGGTTACTACACTGTTGGTGTGGGTGCGTTAATCCTCATTGGTACCGAACGGCTGATACTTATCGACCGCCAAATGGTGACTACAGCGCAAACCATCGGTGGCACCATTACTGACCGACAAGCAGACCGTACGGTCGTGTGTGCAGGTGCCGCTACATTTGCTATTGGCGAAACGATTCTTGTCGATGCTGAGCGTATGCGTATTGTCGATATCGCCGGTACCTCGCTGATTGTCACTCGCGCCATTGACGGTACGGTGCTAGCTGCACATACCTCTGGCGCTACCATCTATGCCCCCCGCCAATTCATTGTGCTTCGTGGTGCATTGGGCTCGACCGCCGCGGCGCATTCGAATGCAGATCCGGTGTACGTGCACGAGTACCCCGCCCTATTGAATGAACTAGTGATCGCTGAGTCTGTCGTCTTGCTAGCACAGAGTGCAGGCGCCTACGCCCGTACGATCGGCTCTGGCGCTGGAACACGGGAGGCTGCTGGTCTAGGGATAGACGACATTCGTGAGCGCGCGTGGCGGGAGCTAGGGCGTAAAGAGAGGTTGGGTGCCGTCTAATGCCTAACTTTCGAGTGAATGTAAAGGCGGAGCACAAGGGCGCGGTATTCAATTCTTCAGCTACCAAAGCGGCTGGCGCACGCATGGTCATCAAGATTAATGACGCCCTAGCTCAGGAGGGAGTGCGCCGCGTCAAGAGTCGACTAGGTCAAGTACTACAGAAGCCAACCGGTTATTACGAATCTCGAATTCAAGTCGACAGGCGGAGCACCTATCGTGGTATTACCGATGGCGGAGTGATTTACGGTGGCTGGCTTGAAGGCGTATCGAGCCGGAATAAAACTACGCGCTTCAAGGGCTACCACACATTTCGAATGGTGCAGCAGGGGCTAGCTAAAGATAAGGAAGCAATCGCTAAGCCTTACGTTGATCAATATACACAGGAAATGAATCGATGACAGCGCCGAGTGGGAACGAAGAGTGGATTGATCCAATCTTTGATGCTGTGGTTAGCGATGTCCAGCGTTCAGGTTACTTTGATAAGGTTAATACCCACGAGCCTAAGCGCGCGCCGCGCTATGGGCTGACTGCGGCTGTTTGGGTTGTTTCCATGGAGCCTATCGCAGCCATCAGTGGACTAGCTAACACTAGCGCACGTATAGTATTCACGCTCCGAATGTATCAGGGCATGCTACTAGAGCCGCAAGATTTGATTGATCCAATGATGATGAAAGCCATGTCAAATCTAATGCGACGCTATCATGATGATTTCGATTTCGAAGGCACCATTCGTAACATTGATTTACTTGGCGCCTATGGCATTGCATTAGCTGCGCAATCGGGCTACCTAGAAATCGATGGAGCAGTGTTTCGTATTATGGACATGACCATTCCGTGCTTGGTTGATGATGCCTGGCCACAAGCCAACTAAGAGGAGGTGATAGGTAATGGCAAAAGAATCTGGACTTGGTGCACAGATGTATCTAGATCAATATGATCTGTCGAATGATACTAATGCGCTTGGTAAGATTAGCAAGTCGAGTAACCTACTAGAAATGACAGGGATCGATAAGCTTGCAATCGAGCGTAAGGCGGGGCAGCTTACTGGGCAGATTACCGCTACCACATTCTGGAACCCTAGCAATGCGCACACAGCGTATTCGAACCTACCGCGGACGGACCGTATTTTTTCATACTTCCACAGAGCTACATTGGGTGCTCCAGTTGCATCTATCGTGGGCAAGCAAGTTGGCTATAACCCGACGCGTGAAGACACCGGAATGTTCACGGCTGAAGTGGATGCACAGTCTAACGCGTGGTGGCTCGATTGGGGCTATGCACTAACGGCCGGCAAGCGTACAGATACTGTCGCCACTAGCCCAGCTACGGGGGTTGATTTCCAGATTCAGGGAATGCCCGCGGCGTTTGGTTTGCAGGCATACCTACATGTATTTTCGTTCACTGGCACAAGCGCCACAATTACAATTCAAGACTCTGCGGATAACGCGGCGTTCGCGGCTATTGGTGCAGGCGTCGCATTCACTTCAGTAACGGCGGCTACTAAAGAGCGTATCCAGTCGGGCCGTACCCAGGCAGTTAGGCGGTACCTGCGAGTTATTACTACCGGCACGTTTTCCAACCTAGTGTTCGCTGTGCAGGCGACCACTAACATAACGGATATGACAATCTGATGCTGCCTATAGGATTAGAGATGAATAGATCAGTGTATAGACCACCACCGCGTATGGCTACTCAACTATACAAGACATACCGGGTAGCTTCACCGATCAGCACCCACTTTCGTAAGGCTACGTGCGCAGAGGTAAGCTGCCCTGCGTACCTAGATGGATGGACCTATAAGAAGAGTGACCTAGAGCGCGAGAATCTGCTTTATCTGGTAACGCACGTCGGCAAGCGCTATAAGGAAATGACGCTTGCTGACGACGATGAAACCTATTTGGTTTTCGAGCCTGGGCAAGTGTGTTTCCAAGCGTCGTCGCATCGTCTCTCGCTAGAGCGACCGGAATTCTATTACGCAGGTAGGGGGGATTATCGCTCATTCTCCAATCGGCGAGCAACGAAATTCCAGCGTCCGGAAGACTGGGTGGACAGCAGCGCCAACCACCTAGGTATGATCATCGATGCAATTAACCAGGGCTGAGGAGAAATAAGATGGCTAAAGAAACTGGACTTGGCTGGACTACGTGCAGTGTCGACAATGCCGCGGCTGCATTGCAAGATGTCAAGAATGACATTACCAACCTAGAGTTTTCTACCCCGTATGCGCTTCAGGAAGTCACTGGACTAGACAAGTCTGCTATGGAGCGGCTCTCGCTGCTGGCAGATCTGACCGGCACGCTCAATAGTGTGTTCAACCCCGCGGCCAACCGTATTCATGCTGTCATGTCCGGTGACCTTCGTGTGGTTCGTACAGTCAGCTTGACCATTAGCGCCAAGTCGCTAAGCGGTGAGGTGCTCTTTTCCGACTACGCCCTAACGCGCGCAGCTACGGGCGAGTTCACCGCGTCGCACCCCTACAGCCTCGCGGACGGTACTACGCCGACTTGGACGTAAGAGCAACTAATAGCTAGACGTGTTACAGAGAGAGGTTGAGGGGAATGGGTTACAAGCC